GGCTGCCCTGGTCAGCGTACCGCTGCCCTGGAGGTTGAGCGTGCCGCCGGCCACCTGCCCGACGCCAGCTGCAAACACCTGGGCATTCAGCACCAGCACGTTCCCCTGATATTCGGGATTTGTCGGTCCGATCGTCGCGTCATCCTTGCGCGCCTTGAACGCGACCTCGACACCGCCAGTCACCCAGGTCCAGAGCATTTCGTTCAAGCCGTTGTCGACGAAATCATCGGTGAAATCGATGCTGGCGTTCCACTCGCTAATGTCGAGCACGAACCGCTTGGAGGTATCGCCGAAGCCAGTTACCTCCTGCGTCGGTATGGTATAATTAATCGTGCAGGCCTTCGCGTTGTTGGCAAAGTCGAAAGAGCCGATCTGCACTTTCGCGTTTCTGATGATCTCAGCCATGAGTCCTCACACGGGCTCTTCGAAGCCCAGGGCAGCAACGAAGGTCACGGTGCCGGTTCCAGTGATGGTCCAGCTGAAGCGCCAGTAGGTGTCTGCGATCAGACCGGAGATGTGAACCAGCTCGGAGCCGAACGTCGGCGTGTTGGTGATTGCGGTGAACGTCGCTCGCGTAGTCGGCGTGGTGAACCCGATTGCATCATCGGATTCGATCTTGCCGGTGAAAGTTGGCGTGCCGGTCATGGCCGTGACATGCAGCGTCGCGTGGGCCTGCTTGTTCAGCGAGATGCCGCGTAGCAACTGGATGCCGCCGGCACCGGTCGCAGCCACCGCCGAACCGAGATGCATGACCCGGCCGCGCCCGAAGCTGCGCTGAGTCAGCTCGCCGCTGCTCTGGAAGGTGCGGACCTCGGCATGGCTCCAGGTGGTCGAGTACTCGGCATCCAACACCTGACCAACGAAAGCAACCGCGCCGACCGTCTTGGCTTTGGACATCGTCAAGGGCAGATCGGTGAGCCCGGCGAGGGTGAACAGCGCCAGCTCGACATCGTCAGTTGCCGGATAACCAGCGAAGGAAAACGGCACGCGCGGCAGGCCGACGGCATAGACGCGCGAGGTGGCGCCGAATGGCGTGCATTCCTGCGCCTCCGCGGTCATCTCGAGAGAGGCACGATTGCTCGAGGACTGGAGATCGAACTCTCGAACCCAGACGGCAGCATCGCGGAGGATTTCGGCGCCCATGCGCGTGGTGGTGCGGCGCGTGCCGCAAGCCGTCTGCCGAAACTAATGCTGGGCGGTGGCCATCAGGACGGCCCAAATCGACAGCAGATCATGGCCAGGTACGACCTTGATGGTGACGTTCCCGTCGGCCTCGGTTTCGGTGCGGACCTGGAAGAAGCCGTCGCTCTGCATATCCCTGGCGCGGGCCTTGAGATGCTCCGGCGCTTCGTCGCCAAGGCGACGGATCATGGCCGTGATTTCAGCCAACACCTCGAGAATGTCGCTGCAGTCGACGTTGACGGGGATGGACCATCGGGTCTGCGATCCTCCCGGCAGATGGCACGTCGGGCACTGGACGCCGTTGACCCAGCCGCTACCATCACAGGTTCCACAGTGGAATGGGGCGCAGTCAGCCATTCTCGCGGTGATCCACGATCACATCGATGATCGCCCGATATAGCGCCGTTTCGTCATCATAGGTGCTTTGATCGTTCTCGACGTGGGCGCCGAACACCACCGGGCTGGAAGCAGGGTCGCGCCAATCTTGGAATGCCGCGATCAGCTGGCGTCGCACCTGGCCACGGGATGCTGCGGTGGCGGCGATTAGATCCAGCTGGAAATGTGTGGTCAGTGCATCGATCCAGCCCCCCATGGCTGCCTCGCGCACTGCTGAGATCTGCTCGTAGGTGACGAATGGCACCACCACGCCCTGCGGTGCTGGCGTGCTGTGGACCCGATTGCCGATCAGTGCCGTTAGGCCAGCGAACCCGGTCAGGCGCGCGTAGAGGACCGATTCGATGCTCACTCCGGGATCGTCCGCAGGCTGTCCTCGACCACCATCCCGCCCTCGGCCAGATGGCGATCGTTGCTGGTAGCATCGACGCCCCAGAGCTCGTGATAGCGCCAGCCTAACGGCAACCCCTCGCTCCGTGTCTTACTGATAGTCACGAACACATTGCAATCAGGGCCAGCGTCGTTGAGGGTGATGCCGTCGCCGCTCTCCAGTACCAAGTCCTGGGTGGTAGAAGAGCGATTGGCCGAGGTGTACCAGGACGCCGCGGTAAGCCCGGCACCGCCCTCGATCACGAATTGAATCGTGCGATCTTCCCCGCGTCGCAGGGTGAAGTTCTGACCGGTTATCGTCATGCGTTAAACCTATCGCTGGCCCCTCAGGGCAATAGCGTCCGAGCTGCCGCGTAGACTGCCGTTGCCGTATTTACCGCGCAGCAACGTGGTTTCGGGCCGGCCCGTCAGGTGGATCAGGCTAACCTCGTGCACGTTGATATCGTTGCCGCTCAGGGTAACGAGGCCGCTATCCAGCAGCACCACGACGTTGGCGCTCAGATCATCGCCGGCTACGTCGATTGTCCCGATGTCGAGGAGATACTCGCCCTGGCCAAGTGGCGTCACATCAAAGCCGGCAATCCCGTCGATCGCGCCCTCTTCCAGCGCAATCGAGGTCCCTGGCTCCAGCTCAGTGCCGACTATGGCGATCGTGCCGGCATCAAGCATAGCGACGACTGCAGCCGCTAGATCTTCCCCGGTCGCAGCAATGGCGCCGGCGTCGAGCAGCACAGCTAGGTTCGGGTCAAGGTCAGCCCCGGCGGCGGCAATCGCCCCGCTGTCCAGAACAAGATCCACCCCAGCGAGGACGTTGGCCCCCGCGACCGCAATGGCGCCGGTGTCCAGGGCGAGCGCGAACGGCGCCAGGATGTTGACATTGTTGCCAGCAACGGTGACGGCGCCGCTCTCAAGTAGGACGGCGCCGGCCGCGAGCGGCGTGATGTTAGTGCCACTGACGGCAATGGCGCCCGTGTCGAGCAGGACGGAGGTCGCAGCGCTAAGATCGGCGCCCACCGCCGCGATGGCGCCAGCGTCAACGGTAATAGACAGTAGTGGGCTAATTTCCGCCCCGGCAACGGTCACAGCGCCGGTGTCGAGCGTTGCGTCTGCGGCTACGACCAGATCGGCGCCAGCAACCGCGACAGTGCCGGTGTCCAGGGTAACTGTCGTCGCCCCAGGCGTCTCGACAAACTCCAATAGCGCGAGAATGCTGTTGGTATTGGTGGTCGAAAATGTAGCACCGGTCGCCGCGCTGCCATTGTCATAAAAGAGCGCAAACCGATGATGGCTGCCAACAACATCAGAATAAAGCTGAGTGTAGTTGGTGGGCGCGGGAGCTGCCTGAGCGCCGCGACCGCCAAAACAAGCGATGACCGTGCTCGATGCTGCCGGGGCAACCGACAAGGACGCGGTTGGATCGCCATTCACGTTGCTACCGGCGACCGTATTAGTGACCGGATAATCACTGCCGGGGACGTAGAAAATACTGATCGAGGCCGCTTCCGGCGCGGTTGCCAGAACTTGGCTGACTGTCATGCTGACCGGGCTTGCCACACCAGGCCGGCGATACACGCGCGCGCGACAGCAGGGGAAGCCGCTGGCAGGCGAGCCCAAATTGGGGCCAGCGGCCACCCAGGTCTGATCGCCAATCGTGTCGGTCGGCGTGGACCCGCCAGCGAGCTGGACCGTGTCGGACTTCTGGACAATCAGTACGTAGAGCGGGACATTGGCCGGCGGGGTGAACGCAGCACTGGTGACAGGAGAACCCGTGCTAGTCCCGCTGGCAAGATGAACCGGGGTGCCGATAGCCATCGGCGCCGGCTCAGAGGAAGGCTGCTAGGACGGCATCGATCCTGGAGATGACCGTATTGCGCTGGTTGGTAGTCAATGGCACCGCCAGATCGACCAGCTCGCCGGTCGAGCCGTAGGCAGCAAAGGCCGGCCAGCCTTGGGTGGTCTTCGGCCAGTTGGTCTGGAACCAAGTCTTAAAGCTGTCGATCGCAGCGCGGCTAACCGCTTCCTCGGCCACCGGATCGAACGGGCCAAGGTCGGTGAAGTGCCGGTGATAGGCGTCGGTTATCCCCACCGGATCCGCGGCAATCTTGGCCGCCATGAAGGTCCGCAGCGCAGTCAAGCGCTGGTAGTTGGCGTGCGCCTCGCTACCGCTGACATCGCCACCGGCAGCAATCCTGACCCGCCAGCTCTCCAGTTGATCGAGCGTTGCACTGGCTTGGCCGTCGATCTCAACGGCCACCGCCTCGGCGCTGTCGTCGGTGCGGGAAGTTGGATAGGCCATCAGACCGAAAGCTGAATGAAATTCGTGGGCACGTCCAAAGTCAACTGACCTGCGATGTTGCCGAAATCGGCTCCTGCCGTCCCATAACACAGCAGCGGGTCAGTCGAGGACGCACCGCCGGTGATCTTGCTGATGCTATACTTGCGCGCGTTGGCGAACCCGGCGCCACTCTGCGCGATGACCACATCGTTAGCCGATAGCACGCATGGATTAGCTGCCGAGGCCGTCTTGCTGGCCAGCGCCAGGCCGCCGGCAGTGTAGCCGGTCCCCGTCACCTCATTGGTGATCGAGCTGCGGAAGGCATGCGCAGCCGAGAACGTGTAGGTGCTGGTCATCAGCATGATGTTGATGGTGTCAGCCACCCAGTCCCAGGTGGCGTCGAACAGGTCTTCGGCGGCAGAGTTATAAAAGCTCAAGGCCATGATGCAGCTCCTGTGGCGAGCGGGCGACCTGACCGGAATTGCCCATGCATGTTGGCCCGGATCAGTTTGGCGGTTGGTTCGCGCTCGCCCTTCCGCCAGCCCCAGAATCCCTTGCGATCACGCAGGCTGGCTACCGTTTCCGAACGCTGGAATTCAATGCCGCCTGGCATCCACTGCAGATCGATCGCGCACAGCAGATCCCTGCCCACGAAGTCGACCATATCTGCCAGCGCCGGTTTCCAGACATTGTCCCCATCGCTCCACGGACGCGGACTGCCGTTGCTATAGCCTGGCCAGACGCTGATCACCGCGTCGCCGTCTTCCTTGACGGAAGCAAGCAACCCCCACATCAGTCGCGTAGGACCCGCATCGCCCGCCGCGCGCAATAGGTTTTGCCGTGCCGCCCAGAGCCGCATCGCCTCGCGGCCATGGTGCAGTGCCGGCCATGGGAACACCGGATCGAGCAGAACGCAATTCTTGGCAATGTGCCCGCCCTGGCGCCACGCCAGCATCATGAGATGCTGACCCTCCGACAGGTGAGATCGAGACCATCGCGGCGACCGAGTTCAGAAAATGCCAGGACATCCCAGACAAGATTGCCCTCCTGGAGGCGAGTGGTGGTGCTGACATCGTCGCGCCAGCGGATGCGATAGACGGCATCGGCAGCGGCCACTTCGGCGCCAGAGGCGATGCGCTCGCTGCCTAGGGTGTCGCGACGGCTGGCATAGACATCGGCCAGGTCAGTGAATGCCTCGGTCGTATTGCCCTCGTTATCGGTCACCAGGGTCCGGTTCTGTAGCGTCACCAGGCGGTCGAGAGCGCCCGCGCGCACGCGCTATTTCCAAACCCGATAGCTGTTTAGCATGGTGGCGAAGTAGGGCGCCTTGAACGCCTGAACTCCGACCGATAGGGCCTCGGGCTGAGCGAACAGCGCGCCGGCCATGGCGATGATCCAAGCGCGGATCGGCTCGGGCACATCCACGGGCGTGTCGCCATAGCCGGCGACAAAGCGCACGATGATCGGGTCGAGCCGCTCGAGGTCGACATCCGTGGCCCAGTCGTCCACGGCCTCCAGCAGGGCGGCGGCAGTGCCGCGGTTGAGTACGCGATAGTCGGCAGGAGCAACCACCTTGGTCGCGCCGGCAACGTCGATGTAGGAAACACTGACCACGCTCTGCAACGGCGGCAATGGCACCTCAATCGGCCAGCCAGCCGTGGGGAATGACGACAGCACCAGCTCCCAGGTTTGGGTGATCAGAGCCCGACCAAGCCAGCCGGTGTTGCCGTCGAGATCCTGCCGCGCCGCCCGCAGCAGCGCGGCCAGATCTGCGTCGAAGCTATCGCCGGTGATCCGCAGCCGCTCCTTGGCCTCGGCGAGCGTGACCGGCTCCTGTGCAGGCGCGGTGACCAGCCGCAAGACGGCCGGCGCTATCTCTGGCCAGCCGCGTCGCAGCATTCACTTGGCCTTGTAAGGCGACCTGGGCTGATAGGTCTTGGGCTCCGGCTCCGGCTGCTTAGGCGGCGGCTCGAGCGGCTCGTCAGGCTCACCACCGGCATCCTCGTCGGCATCTTCCGCCTTGGCCTTGGGCGGGCGCCCGCGGCGGGGCTTGGCGGTCTCGTCCTCCTCGGCCTCCGCGGCATCCTCGGCGAGCTCGGCGACATTGCGGCGAATCCACCGCTGGGCCAGATCCTGGCTCAGCACATAGACGCGCCCAGCGACGAACTTCCGGCCCTGGTTGCGGCCCTCGGTTTCATAGACCGCATCGGCCAGGAACCTAACCTTGACCTTGTCCTCGCCAGCGTCGGCCATGGCTCAAATTCCTTAATCGACAATCGCGGATTGCAGGCCAGCGACCCCATAACGAGCCGGGCGCAGGATGTAGAGCGCGCACCCGAGCTGCGGCGTGGTCGGCCCAACATCCGCGATCGAGATCTGCAGGCAGTCAAAATTGTTATTCACGTCGAGCTCGTCCGACCTGACCTCGATCACGAAGAGGCCCTGCGCCTCGGCGCTGAGCGCATCCACATATGAGGTGGCCGCAGCCTGCGTCGCAGTCGAGAACGTGCCAGTGGCCGTCTGCACGCCACGCTTATAATCGACGCGGGTGAACAGCAGATCCTTGGCGCCAGCGCCGCTGACGTCCGTGGCCTGCTGTAGCTTCAGGATCGGATCATCACCAGCGGCCCCGGCGGCCTTGAACACCACAACAGCGCACCGATCAAAGCCCTTTAAGGACACCCAGTCGCCAGCATTCGCGCCGGAGATCAAGTCTACCGGGATGATCGCGGAGACGATCTGCACCTCCTCCACGAGCAGGTTATTAGGCATCGAACGGTCTCCTATCCGCGGCGGTCAGCGAGCTGCCAGAGTAACGAAGGGGCTTTGGGTGTTGCTACCGCTGCGCATGGCGATTGGCGTTGCCCACCAGGGCTGGCCACCCACGCGCAGCGTGAAGCGATAGGCGACCAGATCCTGATCGAACCAAAGGTGGATGGACACATCAGTCCGTAGCCCGCTGGAATCCCGTCCGCCGCCGGTCTTGAGCAGCGTCATGTACTGGTTGAAGTCGACCAGCATGATGTCGCCGAGATCGCCGAGAGTGCTGCACACCTGATGCGGGATCACCGGCCGGCCGAAGAGCGTGCCATAGCCGGCCGCAGACAGGCCGCCAGGCGGCAGATAGACCGGCTGCTGCCCTAGGACCATCAGCGGCAGCATCGGCTCTGCATCGGGGTGAATCAGCCACACAGCGGTAGGACGCGAGCTCGAGGGCATCCGCGCCAGCATCCTGACCAGGTTGGTCGCGTTGATGGTATCGGCAGTCTGCGAACCCTCGGCCGCCTGCGTGACCAGAGCGCTCGAATTCATGAAGCCCAACGGCTGGCCGCCGCCGGTGCCCCAGACCAGAGCCATGCTGACTTTAAAGTCAATCTTCTCGGGCACCTTGCGACGCAGGTAGCCATCCAGGGCCGGGGCGTCCTCGAGTAGCTCCTCCGTCACCGGCACCAGTGTGGCCAGCTGGAATGCTTTGATGGTGCTCTGCTCGAGCACGATCTTGCTTTGGGTTTTGGTCTGAGCCTCGCCCACCCAATACGCCTGCACGCCGCCGGTGGTCTGCCACGGCGTGGTCATATCCACCGGGATGGTGATTGAGTTGCTGCTGGTGGTCTGGCGATCAGTGCGGCTGATCAGGTTCGCCTCGGCGAACACCCGTGACATGATGGTATCGCGGAAATCGGGCGGCACCGCGAAGCCGCCATCGGCGCCGACGCCTTCCTGCGAATAAGTGGTTGCCGCGGCGCCGCGGATCAGGCGCTGGTCAAGCTCACCGCCAAAACGTGGGTTGGCCGACTTGACCGCCTGGGCAAACAGCCCAAAGCTCCTAAAGCCGCCGTCGCCCACCACCCGCCTTGCCTGCGGCTCGACCCTCGGCCGCTGCGAGGGATGCTGAGCCACAGCCGATGCCTGCGGCCGCTCCGACGCATCGTCCTGCCCTTCCATCGCGTCGGGCAGGGTCCGGCGCCCGGTGGGCGCCTGCATCAGCACGCCTTGAGCGAGCACCTTCTCGCGCCGGTTGACCTCGCCTTTCTTGCGCTCGAATTCAGCGTCCAGATCGTCGAGCTGCCCGCGCTCCTCGTCGGTCAGCTCGCGATGGTTCTCGGCCTCGGCCCTGGCGAGAATATCCTGCGACTGGGTCCAGAGCTCATTCTGCCGAGCGCGAAGATGCTCGATCACCGAGTCCGTCTCGGCCAGGACCCGAAAGTTGCTCGGGTGCTTGATGTCCAGAAGGGCCAGAACGCTCGCCGGAACGGAAGGAAGGATAGGGAGCATCGTCAGTTCCCACCACACGTAAACACTGTGGGAACAGCCGATGCGTGAGCATTATCGAAACGACTGCCGATTTCGTCACGCAGCGATCTTCTTGGCCTTTAGGCGCGCCAGGCGGGCGTCGAATTCCGGCCGGCCGGCCAGCACCGCCGGCACATGCCGATATTTGTAGCGTGCCGGGTCCAAGTGCGCCGCGACCCGCATGTTAGGGGCGACCTCGTCGGCGAAGCCATTGGCAACCGCATCCTTGCCGGTCCACCAAGTCTCGGCGGTCATCCACTGCTTGATCTTGGCCGCGCTGTTGCCGGTCCGCGCGCTGTAGACATCGCCCATGGTGGCCGTGGTGACCTCCAGCAGGTTGGCCAGTGAGCGCAGATCGTCAGGCCCGCCCACGCCCATGCCCCAGGCCTCGTGGATCATGAGAAAGCCCGACTCGGAGATGCGGATTTTCTTGCCGGCCATGGCGATGATGCTGGCGACGCTGGCGGCTACGCCATCGATGTGGGTGGTAATCTCAGCCGGATGCTCGACTAGCTGGCGGTAGATGGCCATGCCGGCAAACACGTCGCCGCCATTGCTGTTAATCCGCAGATCGAGCGTGCGCAGCTTGCCGAGCGCCTTCAGATCCGCCGCGAACTGTTTCGCGGAAACGCCACCGAACAGGGAATCGCCGATGTCCTCGTAAAGGATGATCTCCGCTGCATCGGCAGCTTTGGCTTTAACTTGGTAGCCGGCGCCCATCGCCATTCCTCCTGGCCGCAGGCGGCGGCTGCTCATCTTCCGCACGATCATCTTCATCGGCCGGCTGCCGCGGTGCCACGACCACCTTGGGCGGGTCCGGCGGTCCCTCTATGGCGCGCTCCAAGCTCACCATGTTCGCGGGCACCAGGAAAACGTCCCCCTTGGGGCCAATGCCGTTCATGTCTTCCTTGGCCCGAATCTCGTTGACGTTAATGGCGCCCAACTCGCGCATTGCCCGGTAGAACTGCGCTCGAGCCTGGGTGTCACCTCGCAGCAAGCCCTCGACCGGCATGTTGGTATAAAGCCCCTGCCGGTTGAGGCCAAAGAACTTGTAATTAGCCTCGTCCTCGAAGACGCGAATCCATGGCACGATAGTGTCCGTGACCACCTCGATGGCCTGATGCTCGATATTCGAGAAAGTACTTCTAAGTAAGTGCTGAACTTTATGTGGAGGAACTCCAAACCATCTGCAAACTGTCTCCACCTGATGTTGCATAGTGTTGTGGGTTACTATGCCGTTAGTGATGTGCGTATGGATTCCCTCGATTTCGACGCCAACCGTCTCGCCTTCCCCAAGGGATTCAACGGCGATCACGCGATCAAAATCAAAGTTATCGTCCGAATAGCGCGATGGTGAAAGGTCGAGATATGCGGCCAGCTTCTCACGTTTTGCCACATGCTCCAGTTTCAATATCGCCGCCAATCGGCGCAAGGGTGAAGCTCCATAGACATGGAGGCGCCAGCTCGGCGCGGTGAGGCAATCCTGCCCCATCACCATTTTCCGACCGCCCGGATCTCCGACATAGATCGAGCTTTGAACGCCCAGCATAGCCAATAGATGCTGGCAATCTTCGAGAAGCTCGCGGTTTATACTGGCCCAAAAAACACTTGGCTGCGGTGCTTTCGCCGAGTGAACGCAGCCATCGGTATCGGCATAGCCGGAAAGAAAGCCAACCCATGCCTCACGACCGCCGATCATAACCATATGAGGAACGCGCTTCCCGGCCGCTCCCTTGCCGACCAAACCAGACGAATTCAAAAATGTGCGTAGCGGTGTCC